AGGTAATCTTCGATAGTACATTATTTCCATTGTGCTTGCTGTTCCAGTGGAATTAAATCCAGGAGTTAACAAGACTAAATTTCTTGATCTTGTCCAATAATTTTGATTAGAGTATTTTTCGGAATTAACATCGTTGAATGTTCTAACATCAAGCTTTTCGTTAAAGACTCTAAGAACTTTACCAGCACTATCTAATTCTTTTATTTGTATAAATTCTATTAAGTCGAAAGGTAATTGTAATTCGGTTATAGTGAGACCACTCTGTCCTCTTGCTGTTGCTGCAGTTAGAAGCGTGCTATCATAAACTGCTACATTTTCTAACGGAGGAACACGAAGTGTTCTATACGCTTTATCTGCTGCATACTTTAAACAATCTTTTATGATTGCATCACTAACAACTTCTTCATCTCTGTTACACCAAGTTCTAACAAGACTAATAAGTTCTGTATAGTTTAATGCCATATTCTACTCCTAACTGTTTACTACTAAATCACGATATTCTGACAATAAAATTCTTTTTAACTTAGTTAAGTTGGCTGGATTATTCATAAAGTGTTGATCGTGCAAGTCTAACTTGTGTTCTTGCATTATCTTTAATGCGACAATATCTGGTATTGTAGCTAGTTTACGGTATCCACTCTTAGCTTTTCCGAAGTAAGATTCTTTGTCTCTATCTAATTTAGCGTTTTCTTTATATTGTGTTATATCTTGCTTTGCTTCCCACTCAGCACTCTGTAGATCAAATCCAGCGTTTATGCCCTTACCTTGATCTACAGTTGCACTTGAGAAGACAAAGTTATTTTCTTTAGCCATGTCCTCAATCTCCTTTAAGCTGGTCCAACACTAATTTCTGTCATAGGGTTAAAGTGTCCGTTCTTATTAAAGAAACCTAATCTTGCTTGCACATTCTGAGCAAGTATAACTGCTGGAATTGTTGGTACTCCTCCAGAAGCTAAGGGCGAAAAGTGTGTTACCTTTCTTGTTGCACCTGTCTTTGTACCGCTATTCCCTGCAACTGATGTTACTGCTTCTGCGATTAGAAAGGTGCAAAGATTGACTGGCACATATGTCACCACTGCAGGTGTTGCAGCTGACTTGTGTTCAATGTATTGCATTTTAATACCTCCTGTTATTTATCTACCTGTAAAGATTTTACCGCCTTTACTATAGCCTTTAGCCATTTTTATTTTACCTTTGCTTCCCATTGAAAGTTTTTGAACAGAGCTTCCAGAAAAGTTTACACCTTTAGTAGCTCCTTTTTTATCAGCTTTTCTTCTTTTCATTCCTTCAGGCATTTTCTTTTCTTTACCTTTACCGAAGAGATTAGAAAAAGCAGATCCAATACTATCATAGGCTACTTCACCTTTTTTATTTACAAATTTTCCTGTATACTTAGGCTTCTTAACCTTAGGGATAACCTTCTTAGGGACAACAACTTTAGGGGCAATAACTTTAGGCTTAACAACCTTATCTTCTTTCTTATTAAGTTTTGAATTGCTTATTGCATTACCAAAACCAACAGCAGCACCAGTTAAACCAATTATTCCAGCTGTTTTTCCTATCTTACCAAGTAATGTACCCCTCTTAATCTTTTTCTTATTAATCTTTTTATTAATCTTTTTATTAATTTTTTTAGGTTTAACATTTGTAGGTTTAACATTTGTAGGTTTAACATTTGTAGGTTTAACATTTGTGGGCTTAACATTTGTAGGTTTAACATTTGTAGGTTTAACATTTGTGGGCTTAACATTTGTAGGTTTAACATTTGTAATTTTATTAGGTTTAACTTTGTTAAGATTTTTCTTTGTTATTTCAGTAACACCTTTATTAACTTCTGAAAGATTAATTTTATTATTAGTAACTTTATTACTATTTAATTTAATCTTTTCTGCTGCTTTTTTTGCTGCATCAAGCTTTTTAAGCTTTGCTGCTTGTGCAAGTTCTTTAGTGGATAATTTAGCTCCACCACTTATTTTAGCTAATAAACTTTTAGGTAAAAATTTACTTAAAGCTTTTATGCCTAATCCGAATAGCATTCTGCCACCTCCTATTATTGGTCCAGTTGCAACTGATCCTAGATTAATTGCATCACTGAGAGTTATTGTTCTATTACCTTTTCTAATTTCTGCAGCATTGTTTTTATTAATATCTTCTTTATTAACAGTTCCAGAAAATGTATTGTAGTTTTTATTTTTTGAGTTTTTTAAAGCTTCTGCAAATCTTTTTGCTGATGCTGCTCTATTTTCTTTTGCTCCCATAGGGGTTCTCCTAATATAAAAAAAGGGGAAAGCCAGTGGCATGTGCCTGTTTGACTTTCCCCTTAGGTTAGTTAACCTTTAGGATAGACCGTAGATAGCTCCACAACCAACTGGATTGCGTACTTCTAAAGTTGCTTCTTCAACCATCATTCCGATAGTAGAATCACCTTGCTGACCTACATCAACTTCTTTTAAAGGTCTTAATGAAGCCATAGAAAACCACTGTGGATCATAAATAAGTGCTGAAAAGTTAGCAACATCAGTTGTTGCACCTAAGTCAGTAGTACCGTTAGTTTGAGTAAACTGTACAGCATTAGTTAATCCCATGATGTAGTTTGGAACTACCATTAGGTCACCAAAGTCTGACATGTATACGTCTACTGACTGTCTTAACTTTCCTTTTTCATCAATGTTTCTTACAACACCAGTATCACTAATCATTAAGTCTGAGAAGTCTCTTCTTAACTTTGGTGATATCATTATCTTAGTTGCCTTACCGCCTTCTTCATAAATGTTCTGCATAACAGTATCTATTTCAGTAAGTGATAATGAACCTTTTGCAGGCTGACCAGCAGCAGCTGCATTAGATTTTATGATTCCAGTACCATCACCTTGAACTGCAGGTAATTGCCATCCGCCTAATACAGTAGCAGTAGCTACATTATTTATAAATGCTTGAAAACCACCTGCTGTTCTTGCGTTTGCGTTTTGAACACCAGTAGCATTAGAAACATTAAAAGAATGAACCATGTCATGCTCAACGTCTCTTCTTAGCTCTGTGCCTCTTTTCTTTAACTGATATGCATACTCGTCTGCAACACCAGCTTGGTCTACAGCTCTTCTAGTTCCTGACACAGCAATAGTTTTACCATTGATTTGTGTGTAGTTACCTAGTCTGGTTCTGTATGGTCCAGTTCTAGCAAATCTATTTCCGACTGCTGGAGTTCCAGTACCGCCATTAACTGCAGGCTGGATGTAATCTGTACCTTCACCAATAGTTGAATTTCCAGGCGTATCTAACTGGTCTGTTTGCCACTCGTGATAGATAGCAGTTGCTTTTGCTTTTCCGATTGATGACATAAAAGGAGTTTCATCCCTTGTAATCATCGTAATAAAATTTGCAAGATCTTCTCTTTGTGAGACATCTTTGCCTGTACCCCTAGCTGGACCTTGTGGTCCGCCAGTTCCTCTTACGCCTAATACGTTAGTCATTTTATACCCTCCGAGGTATTAATAGTTTAATGATTTATTTGCAAGCTCTCGAAGAAAAGCCATTTGGTCATCATCAGACGAATCTTCAGAAAAAGCTTTTTGTCTTATTCTAGTGTCTCGATCAACTTCTTTTTGTGATCTAGTCTTAGTTTTTCTGACAGGTGCTTTTTTAACCACTGTTGCTTTACGTTTAGCAGTACCTTTAGAAACCCCTTGTTTAAGTCGTCTGTAATCGTCTACAAACTTTACAAGTACAGGATCTACTATAGAATCTAAAACTTCTGGTGCTATACCTTCACCTATTGCAAACTCTCTAATTGCCTTAGCTGTCTTCTCATTGAAGTCAGGTATCATGTCTGGGATGGCTTTATTAAATTTTTCTAACTGCTCATTCCATTGCTTAGTACTTTGTTCTTCAACTTTAGATTGCACGTTTTTTACTAAACTTTCTCTATCACTCCTAGCTTTCCAGTAGTTTTTTTGAGATTGTTCTCGCTTATCTTTAAGTTCATTTACTTCGTACGTATCACCGTCTTTTCTAGCTTGCTCTATTTGAGCTTCTATTTCATGGTATTCTTTAGCCAACGTTTGTTCTTCTCGATACAATATAGATGCAGAAGCTTGACCAAGATTATTTATTTCTTTAAACTTATCTTGATATTCGTCATCTAATTGTTTTCTTGCATCGCCAAGTTCTCGACCCTTATTAGAAAGATGTTGTTCAGTAGAGTAACCTTTAATAAGGTCACTAAAAGTAACTGCTGTTTCTTCGCCATCAATTTTGACAAGTACTGAAGCATCTAAGTCTAAATCATCAGTAGAATAAACATCAGCTTCTTGGGTAGACGTATCATCCGCATCTGTAGTTTCTTCTTCTTCAATTTCAACTTCTTCTTCAACTTCTTCGTTTTCGGATTCCTCTGTTTCTGGGTCTTCTACAGATTCTTCCGTGTCTAAATCAGGAACTTGCTCATTGGGTAGAGATTCAGTGAACTCGGAGTTCGCTACAATGTCAGCCAGCATTTGTTCTTCTGTTCGACTTCCCTCTGCGATAGAGTCATCCGTTAGGGTAGAGTCTATATTTGCTTCGGTATTATTTTCCATTCTTATTTACCTCCTGCTTAACAGGTTGTATTAATTTTTTATACACATCACGCATTTTTATCATTGAGTACAGAGGAACAGCATTTATTTTTGCTTTACCTTGACTTCTCATTGAATCATATTCTAATGTGTTTATCATTGCCTCATAATTCTCTATAACTTTATCGTAATCTATTTTATACATCTTTATTGTCCTCTTCCATAATTGGTACGTTTCTTCCGTACATCTCAAAGCCTATCATTTTCGCTTTAACACTGCCTAGTGCCATTGCCGAAGAGTAGAGAAACTCACGAGTCTTAGTTTCATGTGATTCAGTTTTTAACCACTCTAAAAAGTAATCTACTAACACCTCACCGTATACCTCATCAAAAAAACTTTCCCTTTCTTGGGAAGAAAAAGCACCTTTGCTATGTGCTTGTCTTGCTAATTCTTCAGGATGAATTTTATGATGTCCGTATGATTTAGTATTGCCCAGCCTCTTCTCAGCTGTCTGCCTATACTTTTCCATATTTACACCCTGTGCATTATGTAAATTCTGTCTTTTCTATTTGCAAGTCCAGTTGCCGCAAGGCTATCATGCTCTTGACCAGCTATTGCTGCAGTTCCATGACCTGATTTTACATTTTCCATAACACAAGCACCATGTGCTCCTATGTGATCGTATGTTTTAAATGAATTAGCTTTAACTAGTATACTAGTGTCTGCTGCATTTATTGCACCGTCTGTTTTTAAATCTAATGTTATATCTGTATTTGTTTCATTAGCAAATATAACTTGCTTAGTGCCAGCAGCAGTTGTGACTCCTGTGCCAGCTTGAGTTGCACCAACACCTAGTGCTGATATAGTTGAGTGTGCCATATTAATTTATCTCCTGTGGTTGTTCCATCATTGGCTGTTGCCCTTGTTCCATTGGTTGACCTTGTTGCATAGGTTGTTCCTGTTCCATTGGTTGACCTTGTTGCATAGGCTGTTCCTGTGGAGGTGTTGGGTTTAATAGTTCTCTTGCCATCATAATTATTTTATCATAACTTGGATGCTCAGGTATAGTACCGCCTGATTCAATTGCTTTAAAAGAAAGATTTGCCCACTCTTGAAAGTGCTTATCAATAGACACTGCTAACTGTTTAGAGTTATCATCCATTGTATTTTTACTTTGTGCATCTGTAAATGCAACATTAGCCTCAGATAAAGAAGCTTCTGCTTGTGCTTTTCTATTCTTTAAGTCTTCAGCTGCTTGTTGCATTTCAACATTCTTTTTCATTTCTTCAGCTGCTTTTTGTTTAAACTCTGGAACAGTATAGTCTTCTAAGTAATCATTACTATCCATATTCATTGATTCAATAAGTTGAGTAGCTAAAACTGCACCTGCTTCTGGTTTAATTACTAAGCCCATACCTTGTTGATTTAATGCAGGTAATATTTCAGCACCTATTTTTCCTAACTTTTGTATTTTAGTACTATTACTGTTTTCACCTATATCTAAGAAAACTTCAACGTCCATTTCATTAGGTAATGTACTCATATTAACAGTGCTATAAACACCGTTATAATAATACTTTTGTTTCCCTTTCATATTTTTAACCATGGTCGAATAAACGCCACTAATTAATTGCTTAAATCCAGTTTCAGCAAATCTACGCCCGATATGCTGGATTCTCTTTTGAGCAGCTGATTGAACAGCTGAAAGCTTCTGTTCAGAGTTACCTGAAACGTAGAGAGTGTCGTTCAGACCCTGTGCAGCCTTTGACATTCCTGTTGCTTGTTCCTTCATCATTTGTAAATGTTCAAGGAGTTGACCAGTACCTGAAGAGATTGCTTCTGGTGGTAATGCAGCAACTGCTTGAGTTGGATTACCATTTGTTGGGATAATTTGCTTTGGCTTCATGTTTTGAAGTGCAGAAAAATCCACTACGTTAGGGTCAGCTAGCTTAGGACTGTAATTAGTTAAGTATACGTTTTCAACAAAACCTCTTAGTATTGCAGTACTAGCTAACGTACTACTCCTTGTGAAGTCTGCCATAGATAAACCAAAAAATTCATGTGGTATATCAATAGGAACAATACTGGCAAGAGGAATTGCTTCACAATCTTCTTCGTATAGAATGTGTGTTCCTACAGTTATAAAGTGTTTTAACTCTGCTATGCCATCTCCATCTCTGTCAACACGCATCCAACTCTCTGTCAATGTTACTAATTGATTAGCTTCAAGAGGGTATCCAGATTGACCTTCATAACCTTGCCAATATCGTTGTCCTGTTATTTCTTTTCTTGCTGCAACGTCTTCGCTATAGTTTCCGCTACCTAGCCAATCGTCACCTGTATCTAATTCTGCCCATTCGTCTTCTGTAATACTTTCTCCCCACTCAGGATAATACCGTCTTACTTCTGATCTAGTCATTTCTGACTGTATACCTACGTAATTAGCCTCTTCTATTTCTTTAGCTTCATTAGATATTCTAAATGATTCTGGTGGAATTACTTCTAGCTTAATTCTGCTTTTATCTATCTTTTTTCTTAAACGGACATCTGTATAAGAGATTGTTTTTGCGAATGGATTGAGCGTTAGCTCGTTGACGATTTCTATATTTTCATCTGAAAGGATTTCATCTAGCTTAGCTTCATCTATCTCATCAAATTCTTCAATAACATAATTAAAGTCTTCAACGTAATCCCATCTTATAATTGCGTTCTTCCAGAGTAGAGATGCCTTCATCCAAGTCTGTAGTATCTCCCATCCTTTATTCTTTTTAAAGATGCAATAGTTCACTATGTTACTTGCATCCTTTGCAGCTTTAAA